CCACCGTTCCCGCCCAACCCCGCACGACGGAGCCATCCATGTCCACCGAAGCGACCAAGCCCCAATCGGGCGACGAGCAGTTCAAGGCCAACGCCGCCACCATCGCGCGGCTGGCCAAGGCCTACGAGAAGTACCTGAAGCCCGCCGACGTGGCCGAGGCCATGGCCAGCGGCGCAGACGCGCAGAAGTTCAACGAGCTGATCTTCGAGCGCATGGCCTCGGGCGCCACCGACGCCACCACGCTGGCCGGTATCGGCGCCACCCCGAAGGAAGCCAAGCAGTACAGCTTCATGCGCGCCATCCGCGCGCAGCTCGGCGTCGAACAGGCCGGCTTCGAGCGCGAGTGCAGCCAGGCCATCGCCAAAGCCACCGGCCGCGAGGCCGAGGGCATCTTCATCCCGCCCGAAGTGATGTTCGCTGGCCTCGGCGGCCGCCGCGAAGGCGAGAAGCGCGACCAACGCGACTTCAACGTCGGCGCGCCCACCGAAGCCGGCAACCTGGTGCAGACCAGCGTGGCCGCGGACATGTGGACGGACGTGCTGCGCCCGGCCATGGTGCTGATGCAAGCCGGCGTCACCGTGCTGCCCGGCCTGCGCGGCAACATCGCCGTGCCGCGCAAGACGGTGGCCGGCACGCTGGCGATGCTGACGGAAATCGCGGCCGCCACCGAAACTCAGCCCACCACGGCGCTGCCGACGCTGACCCCCAAGCGCGTGGCCGCGTACGTCGAGCCCAGCAAGCAGTCGATCATCCAGAGCGAGATCGGCATCGAGGCCATGCTGCGGCAAGACCTCGTCGACGGCGGCGCGGTGCTGATGGAGGCCCAAGGCTTCAACGGCACGGGCTCCAGCCCGCAAGCGCGCGGCATCCGCAACGTGTCGGGCGTCGGCTCCGTCGTCGGCGGCGCCAACGGTGCCAACTTCGCGTGGACGCACGTCACCGGCCTCGAAGCCGCCGTGGCCAACGCCAACGCCACGATGACCGACCGCGCGGCCTACATCCTGAACACGCGCACGGTCAACACCGCGAAGAACACGCAGAAGGCCACCAATCTGCAGTTCCTGTGGGACAACGGCCCGCGGCCGCTGAACGGCTACCGCGGCCTGGTCACCAACAACATGCCCAACAACCTGACGAAGGGCACCAGCTCGGGCGTCTGCAGCTCGGTGCTGTTCTCGTCGGACTGGAGCATGTTCGTGCTGGGCCTGTTCGGCGGGCTCGACATCACGGTCGACCCGTACACGCTGGCCACCACCGGCCAGGTGCGCATCACGCTGAACCAGTTCTTCGACTTCCTGTGCCGCCAGCCGGGCGTGTTCTCGGTGATGGACGACGCCTTGACGCCGTGATCGCACAGCAGCCCGCCACCCCACACCGGAGCCACCCATGAGCACCACCCCCGAAGGCAAGCCCGTCGACCTGGTCGTCACCGATCCGTTCAAGCACGACGGTCGGCACTGGGCCATCGGCGAGATCGTCCCGCAGGTCAAGCCCGAGCTGGCCAAGGAGTTGGCCGGCAACGGCCGCGCCCGCCTGGCCACGGACGAAGACCGCGCCGCAGTGGCCAAGGCGGCCAAGAAGAACGGCTGACCAGGGCCGCGCCCACCCCTGCCGCAGACGCCTGCACGCCATGGCCTTCGTCGAAGACTTCCGCCCGTACCTGGCCGACTTCGGCCGCCCGGCCGCGCTGGACGGCCGGCCGGTGCGGGTGATCTTCGACAGCCCCTACCGCGAAGGATTCGACGGCATGGCCACGGCGCAGCCCACGGCGCAGTTGGCGTCGGCCGACACCGCCGCGCTCACGCAGGCCAGCCTGCTGGTCATCGACGGCACCACCTACCGCGTCACCAGCGTGCAACCGGACGGCACGGGCTGGACGACGCTGATGCTGGAGAAGCGGCCGTGAGCGCGCTGCACTTCCGCACCACCATCCGCCAGGCCGTCGTGGCGGCGCTGCGTGCGGCCGACACCCTGGCCGGCCCGCGCGTGCACGACACGCCCACCGACCCGCGCACCCAGTTCCCGGCGCTGGTGGTCGAAGACATCGGCGAGCAGCACCAGGTGCTGTCCGGCCGGGGCACCACCGCCACCGTGCGGCGCACGCTGATGCTGGAGGTCACCGCCGAGATCCAGCAGGTGCCGGCATTCGCCGCTGCGCGCGACGACCTGCTGGCGCAGGTGGAAACCGCCTTGGCCGCGTTCACGCTGCCCGGCGTCGACAACCTGCAGCCCGCCGGCTACGCGGCGGACCCGCCCACCGGCATGGGCGAGCGCCCGATGGCACAGGGCCGCCAGCGCTTCCAGCTCACCTACTTCACCAAGCAGGGCTCGCCCGCGAGCCCGTGACCGCTGTTCACCCCCTCACCGGAGCACCTGCACCATGACCGTCCAATCCGCAGCCGGCGCCAGCCTCGGCATCAGCTCCGTCGCGCCCGGCACTTACAACGAAGCCGGCTTCGCGGCGCTCACGTTCACCAACTGCGGCGAGATCACCAACCTGGGCGACTTCGGCCGCATCTACGAGCTCATCAAGCACAACGCGCTCGACACACGTGCCACCACCAAGCTGAAAGGCTCGTACGACGAGGGCCAGCTGCCGCTCGAGCTGGGCTTCGATGCGATCGACGCCGGTCAGACCGCGCTGCGCGCCGCGTCGGTCAGCGACGCCGACTTCTACTTCCAGGTGCAGCTGCAGTCCGGGAAGAAGTTCTGGTTCGCGGCCAAGGTGATGGGCTTCCGCATCAAGGTCGGCAGCGTCAACGACATCGTCGGCGCCATGGTGCCGCTGGAGCTCACCAGCGTGGGCGGCCAGGGGATCGTCGAGTCCGCCTGACGCGCCGCGCACCGCACCGCCCACTGCACTGAAAGGACCCCACCACCATGGCCGCACAAGCCACCCTCGCCCTGGCCCTCTTGGGCGTGCTCGATGCTGTCGTCTTCGCCAGCAAGACGGCGCAGACCATCGCCTACCAGGCCAACTACCAGTTCGCCGACGGCACCGGCGCGAACCAGATCAAGCAGGTGTACACAGCGCAGCTCACGCTCGCGGCCAGCGCCAACCAGGACCTGGACCTCGCCGGTGCGCTCAGCAACGCGCTGGGCCAGAGCATCACCTTCACCAAGATCCGCGCGATCGTGGTGCGCGCGGCCGAGGCCAACACCAACAACGTGGTGGTGGGCGGTGCGCCCAGCAACGGCTTCATCGGCCCCTTCGGCGCTGCCGCGCACACGGTGGCGGTGCCGCCGGGCGGCCTGGTGGCGCTGGTGGCGCCGAACGCGGCCGGCTGGGCCGTCACGGCCAGCACGGGGGACCTGCTGCGCGTGGCCAACAGCGGCGCGGGTTCCACCGTCACCTTCGACATCTTGCTGCTCGGCACCGCCTGATGCAGCGCCCGCAGCACCGACCCGGCCCGTGTCGCCTCCTCGCAGGGGCGCGCGGGTCGGGCACGGGCTGAGTTCACCCCATCCACTCCTGCGAGGCACCTCTCATGGCTTTCGACATCAAGCGCCGCGCCACGGCCGAAACCTTCTCCTTCCAGCTGGCCGACGCCGACGACACGCCGCTGACGCACGACGACGGCACCCCGGTGATGGCCGAGGTGCACGGCCCCGGCTCGCGCACCTACGCGCAGGCCGCCGCACGCCGCCAGGGCCGCGTGCTCAAGCGCTTGCAGCAGCCCGGCAACGCCGACGCGCAGGCGCGCGAAACGGCCGAGTTCCTGGCCGACATCACCGTGTCGCTCGACCTCGAATACGAAGGCCTCGAAGGCCGCGCCAAGCTGGTCGCCATCTACACCGACACAAGCATCGGCTTTGTCGCCGAGCAGGTGGCGCGCAAGGCGGCCGACTGGGGAAACTTCGCAGCTGGCTCGTCGACGCGCTGAGCCTGCACGTCCGCCAACTCGCCTGGCTGCACGCCGTGCCACAGACGCCTGCACCCAGCGCCTTGAGCGGCCGCCGCGGCCGCCTCGGCCGCCGGCTGCGCACCGAGCCGCCCCGCACGCGGTTGGACCGGCTGCGTGAGAAGGGCGAGCGTGAGAAGGGCGAGACGGAGCCCGAGCTGCCGCCCGTGCCTGGCGAGGGCGCCTACCTGCTGCAGCACCTGTTCGACGCCGGCCCGGTGGGCACCGGCACGGCCGGCGCCGTGGCGCTGTCGTTCGGCGAGCTGGACGCCTGGTCGCGCTTGGCGGGTGTGCCGCTGCTGCCGTGGGAGGCACAGGCACTGCGCCGGCTGTCCGGCGAGTACGCAGCCGGCCTGCGCGGCGGCGCCGACCCCGACGCACCCGCGCCGTGGGCCAGCATCGAGATCACCACCGAGCAACGCGCCGCGGTGGACCGCCGGCTGCGCGAGATCTTCGGCGCGATGATCCAGGCGCAGAAAGGGCGGCCGTCGTGATCGCCGGCGCCCTGGAGGTGATGCTGTCGGCCGACGTGGCGCGGCTGCGCCGCGACATGGGCGGTGCGCTGGACATCGTCACCACCAGCGGCCTCGGCATGGAGCGTGCCGCCGGCCTGGCCACCAAGGCGCTGGGCCTGCTGGGCCTGGGCCTGAGCGCCGCGTCGTTCATCGGCATGGTGAAGGGCGCGCTGGACGCCGGCGAGGCGCTGCACGACCTGTCCCTTCAGACCGGCGCCTCGGTCGAGTCGCTGTCGGCCATGGTGGAGATCGGCCGCACCACCAACACCACCGCCGAAGACATCGGCGCCATGATGAACAAGCTGGCCAAGAACATGGCCACGGCCAAGGACGACACCAGCGGCGCCGGCGCGGCACTGAAAGCGCTGGGGCTGGACTACCGCACCTTCCGCGACCTGCAGCCCGACGTGCAGATGCGCACCTTGGCCCAGGCCATGGCGCAGTTCGACGACGGCGCCGGCAAAAGTGCGGTGGCGATGGAACTGCTCGGCAAGAGCGGTGCCAAGGCCTTGCCCTACTTCAAGGACCTGGCCGCGGCGCAAGAGCTCGTGGCGACGACGACGGCTGACCAGGCAGCCATGGCCGACCTGTTGAACGACTCGATGACCACCAGCGCGGCGCGCGTCAACGCGTTGCAGCGGGAGATGGCCTTCGCGCTGCTGCCGGCCATGGTGGGCGTGCACGACCTCACCGGCGAGCTGTCGGCGCAGGTCGGCGGCTACCTGGCCGGCAGCGCAGACCACGCCAGCGAGCGCTTCGACGCCCTGCGCGGCGTGATCCTGGTCGTGGGCCGCGTGCTGGAAACCGCCGTGCTGCTGGCGTCGGACGTGGCCTTCGTGCTGAAGATGACCGGCAACGAGATTGGTGGCATTGCCGCGCAGGTGGCGGCCGTGGCGCAGGGCGACTTTGCCGGCGCTGCCGCGATCGGCCGCGCCATGCGCGAAGACGCAGCCAAGGCCCGAGCCGAGCTCGACAGGTTCCAGGCCAGCATCGCCGGCAGCACCGATCGCATCCTGCAGGCACGCGAGGCCACGCGCCTTCACGGCCTTGCGGCGGGCGAGAACGCCGACGAGATGAGGCGCCTGACCGGCATGCACGGCACGGCTTCGCGCGGCCTGGTCAAGTTCAACGCGGACTTGGAAGACAACGCGAAGAACACGAAGAAGGCGGCCGATGAGAGCAAGAAGCTCATCGAGCGCCTACAGGACATGGCCGACGCCTCGGCCGCGAAAGCGCAGGAGCAGCTGGCCGAGCTGGCCGGCGTGCGCAAGCTCAGCCAGGCCGAAGAAGCCTACGTGAAGGTCATGCGCGAGGTGGCCAAAGGCAATACCACGGTGGCGGCCCTGCAGAAGGCCGGCATCGTGACCACGCTGCGCCAGGCCATGGCCACCGATGACCTCGTCGAGGCGTACAAGGACGAGGCGCGCTGGTTGGAAGAGACCGAGAAGGCCAACCGCGCCGCGTTGGACGCCGGCTTCAAGAGCATCGACCAACTCGAGCAGCAGGTAGCCAAGGAGCGCGAAGCCCTGGCCACCTACGGCATGACCGCCCGCGAGCTGGCCGCCCGCGAAGCCGCGCAGCTGCGCGGCGTGGCCGCGCAGCGTGAAGACCTGGCCGCCACGATGGAGCTGGTGGACTGGAGCGGCCAGCGCAGTGCGCAGCTGCGCGAGGAAGCCCGGCTGCTGCGCGAGCGCGCAGACCTGGCCGAGCAAGGCGTCGTCGTGAAGGAGGCCAAGGCCGCCGCCGATGAGTGGGCGAAGGTTTCCGATCAGATCGGTCAGGGCCTGACCGATAGCCTGTTCCGCGCCTTCGAGTCCGGCCGTGACGCCTGGTCAACGCTGTGGGAAGGCATCAAGAACACGCTCAAGACCACGGTGTTGCGCATGGCGATTCAGCCCGTGCAGCAGGGCTTCTCGCAGTTCGTCGGCGGCGCCATCGGCGATGCCGGCACCATCGCCGGCACCTGGGCGCGTGGCGGCTCCATGTCGTTGGAATCGCTGAGCAACCTCAACACCGTTCGCAACATCAGCTCGCTGTACCAAAGCGCCAGCGGCGCGTTGGGTTACGGCGCCACATACAGCGGCGCCACTTACGGCACGGCCTTCGGCTCGCAGCAGAGCGCCATGCTGGCGGCGCAAGAGGCCGGCATGGGCAGCGCGTCGGCGGGCGCATCGGCCGGATGGTCTAGCGCCGGCTGGGCCGCTGCCTATGCCGCCATGGTCTACAAGGGCGTGCAGGACGCGACCCGGCACCAAGAGCAGGGCTTCAACGCCGATGCGGCGCGCAACGCTGGCGACGGCCTATTCGGCGCGCGCTACGGCGTTGGCACCGTCTTCGCTGAAACCTCAAATCTTTTGCAGAAGCTGGGCCTCAACCAGCAATGGGCCGACATTCTGTCGATGTCGACCGGCTTCGCAAAACACTTCGGCCGCGCCGCGCCAAAGGTCGAGGGCCGCAACATCGTCGGTACGCTTGGCGAGGAAGGCTTCACCGGCACCTTCGACCAGCGCATCGTCGAGAAGGGCGGCATTCTTCGCAGCGACAAGACCTACACGGTCAGCGAAGCGCTGGATGCCGAGATCGAGCAGACCCTCGACGACATGGCCAAGGCGTTGCGTGGGGGCGTGGCCGACTACGCCACGGGCCTCGGCCTGCCGGTGGAAGCGCTCGCCAAAGTGTCGAAGGCCATCAACGTCGATGTCACCTTCGCCGACGCGGACCAGCGCGCCGAACGCATCAGTGCCGCGATGCGCGAGTACAGCGATGCGCTGTTCGCGAGCCTCGACCCGTCGGTGCAGCCCTTCCTGCGCGCCGGCGAATCCGTCGAGCAGGGCCTGATGCGCCTGAACACGCTCAAGGTGTTCAGCGATGACCTCAACGGCCTGGGCGGGGTGTTCTCGAACATCGCGAGCCTCGGCATCCAGGCCAAGGAAGAGCTGATCGGCATGGCCGGCGGCATGGACGCGCTGATCGGTACCGCGCGCAACTTCGTCAGCAGCTACTACAGCCAGGAAGAGCAGGCCGCGCTCCAAGCCCGCTCGCTGCTGAGCAGCTTCGAGCAGCTGGGCATCGACCCCGCGATGCTGCGCGACCGCGCCGGCCTGCGGGCCATCGTTGAAGAGCAGAGCAAGAACCTCGCCACCACCGAAGACAGGCAGCGCCTGGCGGACCTGCTGGCCATCGCCCAGGCCTACGCACCGGTGGCGCAGTACCTCGAGCAGCAGGCAGCGACCGACGGTGCCGTGGCCATGAGCTTGGCCGAGCTGGCGGGCCAGGCGCCGGCCAGCGCGGTGCTGGCCGGCATCCTGAACGACCAGAGCGCCGCCCAGGCCCAGGCGCAGGTGGATGGCTTGGCCGCCGTCAATGCGAGCGTGGTGGCCAGCGGCGCCGAAGTGGTGATGGCCGTCGAGGGACTGGTCGAACTTGTGCAAACCGGTCAGCAGGCCACCATCGGCGTGCAAGAGCGCATCTACCAGCTCTTCGATGACGCTATCCAGCCCGATGGCTCGCTGCGCATCGTGGACGTGACGCCGCCATGAAGGTGATCCTTCCCGTCGAGATCACCGGTTCGATGATTGCCAGCAGCACGGTGCCCGAGCCGGACACGGCCAACGGCGAGGCGGCGTACGACGCGGCCTTCAACAGCGGCACCGGCTACGGCACGGGCGCCGAGGTGGTCTACACCGACCACTACGTGTACCAGCGCCTGGCGCCCGGCGGCCCGGCCACCACAGGCGAGTACCCCGGCGGCAGCGGCTGGAAGCGCGTGCGCCCGGCGCGCCGCTGGGCTGCCTTCGACGGCGCTGTCGGCACGGTCAGTACCAGCGCCAGCGGCACGTGGCAGGTGGTGCTGGATGCAGGCGCCTGCACGGGGCTGTTCCTGGGCGAGCTGCAGGGCGACCAACTGGTGGTGCAGGTGCACGACGCGCCGGGCGGCACGCTGGTCTACACGCGCACCGTCTCGCTGCAGCTCAGCCACGTCGGCAGCTGGCTCGAGTACTTCACCGCGCCGTTCGTGCAGCGCACGACCGTGATGCTGACCGACCTGCCGTTCTTCTCCTCGCAGCGCATCACCATCACCGTCACGGGCAGCGGCACCGTGGGCTGTGGGCTCTGCATCCCGGGCAAGGTGCGCACCATCGGCAGCACCGCGGTGGGCGTACAGGTGGGCGACCGCGCTTTCGACGAGCCCGACGTCGACGCCGCCACCGGCGCCGTGACGCTGAAGCCCGGACGCAAGCGCCGGCGCGTCAATGGCACCGCGCAGGTCACCGAGGGCGCCATCAACGCCACCAACGCCCTGCTGCTGCAGCTGGAGGGCCGCTTCTACCCGTGGCTGGTGGACGAGGCCGGCGAGATCGAGCCGCTGCTGCTGTACGGCTTCAAGCGCGTTTTCCGCCAGACCTACGTGCACCGGCACATCGCCAACTACACCTTCGAGATCGAGGAAGCCTGATGGCCATCCAGACACCGCCCAGCGCGCCGGCTGATCCAAGCCCAGTGCCCACCCGGGCCGACAGCGGCACGTTCGACACGCGGGCAGACAGCTTTCTCGGCTGGCTCCCGGCCTTCCGTACGTGGCTGATCGCGGCGTTGAGCAACGTCGTCAACAACGCGACAGAAACGCTGCACCTCTCGACCAGCGCCGGCGCGTCGGCGACAACGGCCACCAGCGCGGCGGCTGCGGCCGCCAGCAGCGCGCAGGTGTCCGCCGCCGCGGCCGGCGCCGCGCCTTGGATCAGCGGCACCTACGCCGCCCACGCCTGCGCCATCGGCATCGCGCGCCCGCTGGTGTACCGCCGCAAGGCCCCGGGCGGTGCAAGCCCCACCGACCCGGCGCTGGACCCCGCCAACTGGGCGCTTGCCAGTACCGTGGGCCTCCAGATGGTGCCGGCCACCAACGCCACCACCGACGCATCGCCCGGCGGCTGGTATCCGCTGCTGAACGCCTCTGCGAGCACGCTGCGCCTGCCCACCAGCCCGACGATCGGCGACCCGCCCATCGGCGTGGCGCCCAGCAACGGTCGCACCGACAACCTCGTCGACGCGCAAGGCCTGCCGATCCACGGCAGCACTGCGACGCGCACCCTCAACGTTCGCGGCGAGGCGTTCACGTTCACCTGGGTGGGCGGCACCTTCGGGTGGTTCGTCAACCGCTTCATCGTGCCTGGCAGCCCCGCCAGCGACGCCATCCAGCCCGCGCAGGCGCAGGCGCTCACGCAGCAACTGCACGTTGCAACGGGCGGCATCAAGGGCTACGTCGGGCCGGTGGGGCCGGACAACTTCGGCATCAACTGGATTCGCCGGCCCATCAGCTTCGACGGTGTCAGCGGCACCGCCGCGGCGCTGGACAACGACAACGGCCCGATCAGCAAGTACGGCGGCACCGAATCCGCCGGCTGGGTGCGCGTCTTCTTCGGCTTCAGCGCGAACGGAACGGCCAGCGGCCTCTTCACCGCCGGCACCACCACCATCGTCGCCAACCGCCTGGCGGACCTGCGCAAGGTGCTCAAGTTCTGGCACCACCTGGGCAAGAAGGTGCTGCTGGTGCTGGACGCGCCCATCACCAACAGCTCAAGCGACACCGCGCTGTACCGCGACCGCCTGCAAGTGATGCTGCGCCAGCTCGACCCGGGCACGCCCAGCGGCACCGCGTTGCCCCAAGCGGATTGGGCCTACATCGACGCCGTCGAGCCCGTCAACGAGCCGTACAACGGCATGTACGGCGCAGGCGGCACCTTCGTCGGCAACCAGGCGGGCGGCAACGCAATGCTGGCGGAGAAGATGCGCGTGACCTACACCATCTTCAAGGCGTTCAGCCCGCGCACCCTCGTCTGCACGCCCACGTGGCAGGGTGGCGAGACAGCGGTCGTCGAACCGATGCTGGCCGCGTCGGCCGCGGGCGTGGCGGTGCGCGGCGATGGTGGCGGCGCGGGCACCCGGGGCGAGATGTTCTTCGACGTGATTTCGTATCACCCTTACGACAACGTCGCCACGGTGGCCGACGCGCAGCAGAACTTCTCCCAAGCGCGCACCGCGCGCACGATCCGCCAGTACAGCACCTTCATCCAGACCGCCATCGCCAACCGCCGCGCCGACACGGCAGGCGGCGGTGCGGCGTGGTGGGCTGGCAAGCCCGACCCCGAGTATTGGGCGACCGAGCTGAACGTCTGCCCAGCCGGCGGCAACATCACCAGCAACACTGCCTTCCGGATGCAGGTGTTCGAGCTCGAAGAGCGCCGCCGCCTGATCCAGGCCGTGGTGCTTGGGTGCTTCGCGTCTGGCTACAGCAAGGTCTTCCCCTACGCGCCCGATCACGTCGGCGATGCCGGCCCGTGGACGCCCGCGGCGCAGACCACGGCCGCGAACGGGATTGACGTGCGCTGTACCAGTTCGCCCGCGCCCGTGTTCGACGGCGACATCGTGCTTTCGTTCGCCAACGGCTTCAGCGACCCGATCACCGGCGTGGCGGCGAACGCCAACAGCGCCGGCTCGGCCTTCGACATCATCGGCGTGGCGCCGAGCTACACCCTCAACTACCAGACGGTCGCGCGCTTCCTGCTCGGCGGCTGGGCGGCGGCATGGCCGGCCATCCAGGCCGAGGTGACGGGGCAGGTGGAAGCGGGCTTCATTGCCACCGGCAACAGCCCCGACTCCCACCTGCCGCAGGTTCGCGTGAATCGCGGTTTCATCCGGCGCGTGGTCGCCGGCAAGCTCACCGACCTCGGAGTCTGACCCATGGCCGACATCAGCGACCTCTTCGGCGGCCAGGGCGTCACGCGCCTCATAGTCCGCGGCGGCTTCCTCAACACCAACGCATTTGGCGATGTCGGCAACGTCGGCAACGTCGCCGTCTCGGCGTGCGGCGCGCTCACGGCCAACGCGCTCACCACGGTGCTTGCGCTCACCGGCCGCGGTGCGGTGAACTGGCTGGGGGTGTGGCACGCCAACGGCAGCACGAAGACCCTGCGCGCACGGCTGACGATTGACGACGTGGTGGTGTTCGACAGCACAGGCGCAAGCACGTCGCAGATCAATGCGGGCTGGCGGCTCATCGGCTCCATCACAGCCGGTGGTGGCGCTGGGCAAAGCGCGATGCCGCTGTTCCAGAGCGAGCGCTTCGCGCGCAACTGCACGCTCCAGGTGGCCTCGTCGATCACCGAGACGGACGGCGTGATCCTGGGCCGCAACTACTCGATGCACGACTGAGAGGCCCGCCATGCCCGACTTCCTGACCCGAGAAGCCTCCACCTACAGCACGATGGAGGCCGACCGGCCTGTGCCGACTGCTTCATGGGCCGATACCGCCACGCTTGATCCGCGCATCTGGTGGGTCACGCCTGCCGCCTTCTGGGCGCGCATGGGCGCCGAGGGCGACGCGATCGCCGCCAGCACCAACGCCACCTGCATGGCCGTCATGGCATGGGTGCAGGCCCGCTTCGCGAGCGGCTACGTGGACCTCAAGGAGGCCGCGCTGGTGACGCGCCTGAATGCGCTGACCGCGGCGTCACAGCCGACCGGCGCGGCGATGGACAACACCAAGCGCGACGCCATCGTCAACACCGTGACTACCGACGCTGAGCGGGTGGTCAAGGGCATGCAACAGCCGAGCGCCTGATGATGGAAACCTTCGTCTTCTGGGTTCTGGCGGTCTGGGCCGGCGTCGCCACCGCGGCAGACAAGCACCCGCTGTCGTACACCATCGGCGAGTACGGCCTGGTGCTCGCCGCGGCGCTGTTGGGCGGCCTCGTGAGCTTCTACGCCAAGGTGCGCAAGGGGGCCGTCCGCGCAGCCAACCTCATGCACCTGGTGGGCGAGCTGACCACCAGCGCCTTCGCCGGGCTGCTGGCCTTCTGGGTGTGCGAATACCTTGACGTGCCACAGCTGCTGATGCCGTGCGTCGTGGGCATTGCCGGACACGCCGGAGCGCAGGGCATCTCGCTGCTGGAGGAAGCGCTCGCGCGCCGCGCGCGCATTGCGGCCGGGCTGCCGCCGGAGCCGCCGAAGTGACGACCTGGCTGTCGCCGCACTTCGCGCTCGACGAGATGATCGTCAGCCAGGAGGGCGCGCGCCGCAACATTGACAACAGCCCGCCAGCCGACGTGCTGGCCGCGCTGAAGCGCACCGCGCAAGGCCTGGAGGAAGTGCGTGTGCGGCTGGGTGGCGTGCCCATCCTCGTCAGCAGCGGCTACCGCTCGCCGGCTCTCAACAAAGCCATCGGCGGCGCGCGCAACAGCCAGCACATGCGCGGCGAGGCGGCCGACTTCACGGCACCACGCTTCGGCACCCCGCGGGCGATCGTGGACGCGCTGGCCGACAGCGCCGTGCCCTTCGACCAGCTGATCCACGAGTTCGGCCGCTGGGTGCACATCAGTTTCGTCGCAACCAACCCGCGCCGCGAAGTGCTGGCCATCGACGCCAGCGGCACGCGGCCCTTCTTCGCCTGAAGGAAACCATGACCATGCGAACCATCCTCATCCTGGCCTGCTTGCAGGCGTCTGCGCTGCTCGGCGGGTGTGCCAGCCCTGGCGACTTTGCCACCGTGCCGGCCTGCAACCCCGTCACCCACGACATGCAGGTGCTGTCGCGCTGGAAGTGGTTCTCGATCGGCACCGAAGTCAAGTCCGAAGAGGGCCGGGCCATGTGCAAGGCGCTGGCCGCTCAGGCGGCCACCCAGGCTGCCTCGGGGGCGAAGCCATGAGCACGTCGGCATCGCACTGGGAGCGCGTCGCCGTCGATGCGCTGATGTTCACGCTGGACACACCCGGCCGCGTGCGCTACGGCCCCGCTGATGGCGCCGCCGAGGCGGACTGGCTGTACAGCCACGGCCTGCCTGGCCGCAACGCTGTGCATCACGTCTTCCAGACCGACCCGAAGCTGGGTTACGTCGTCGAGCGCGAGGTCATCGACGCGCAGGCGGACGACAACCTGGCGTCTGCAATCGGCATCGATCCCTTCACCGGCCAGCCGCCGCGCCAGAGCCCGGAGATGGAAGCCATCGCCGAGCTGTCGCGCGAGCTGCACGGCATGCGCGCCGAGTTCACGATGCTGGCGAGCCATATCGGCGCGCTGATCCGCAAGATGGAGACGAACACATGAGCACCGACACCTGGCGCGAAGTCGCCGTCCCCTACATCACCTACGTGCCGGTGAAGGCGCGCGTGGCGTGGGTGTACGCCGATGACAACACCACAGCCTACGGCGAGCCCGAGACACTGGCGCCTGGCGAGCACCCGCTGGACCGCGGCTACCTGCCGACGTGGCTGGATCGGCCTGTGGTGCGCTACTGGCGCGAGGTGCTGGTGGTGGGCGATGCCCCGGCGCCGATGCCCGCGCCTGCGCCGCTGGCGCCGCCGAATCCGGGCGAGACGACGCCACCGCCACCGCCCGCTGCCTCTGCGCCGCCGCCGCTGAGCCCGGTCGATGCCGCCTACGTCAAGGGCATCGATGCGGTGGTGCGGGACATCGACGCCGACAATGCCCGCGACGAACGCGCGCTGGACATCGCAGCGAAGCCGCGCCAGCTCGACCACGGCAAGATGGCCGAGGCGACCGAGCGGCAGGCTGCGGCGCTGGAGCGGCAGGCGGCGGCGCTAGCTGCGCCGGCCCCACGCAGCCTGGTGCAGGAGG